TACGGACATGATGTGCATGATCGGTCTTGATGCACACCATCGCAGCGCGCATCCTCACGCGAGCATGCCGACAGTCCAGGTCAAAGGACAGAGGGTGGTAAGACCACGCTTACTTCCTTGTAGTGGCACGTCTGCAGAGCTATGTAGTTCCTATTGTTGCCGCTGATGTAAATCCGCCGCTATTCGCTGGCGAGGTGGCGGATTTGGAGGTGGGCGTGGATTTGCGGTGATGTGGCCACGCCCCAATGGCAACAGGGCCTGCATGCAGGCCCTGTTGCGGTGGGGTTGGTTGCGTGGCCGATGCCGGTGGGCGTGGCCGGTACGACGGGTCAGAAGGGCTCGTCGGGATCGAACTCAGGCGGCCCTTGGTCGGGCATGAGCTGCTCGCGCCAGGCCTGCTGCATCTGCGGCCCGTAGGCGGCCCACAGCGCCTGGCGCATGGCCTGAAGGCACTCGGCGACGGCCAGCGCTTGCTCGGGCGTCCAGTGCTTGGGGACGGCCGCCGCAGCGGGCGATGTCGGCGCTGCGCTCATGCCCCAGCCTTGCGGGACCGCGCCGGCGTTGCCTTGGCCGAGCGCGCAGCCAGGCGCTGGGCCTCGCGCTCCTGGGCTTCCTTGGCACGGTAGGAATCGCCGTCGATGCGCACCACCTCGGCGCGGTGCATCAGCCGGTCGATCAACGACACCACGCAGGCCGCGTTGGGGAAGACCTCGCCCCAGTCGGCGAAGGCCCGGTTGGTGGTGACCACCGTGCTCTTGTGCTGGTAGCGCCGGCTGACCAGTTCGAACAGCAGATCGGCGTGGCGGTTCGAGTACGACAGGTAGCCGACCTCGTCGATGATCAGCACATCCGGGGCGGCGTACTGGCGCAGCTTGCGGCGCAGGCCCGAGTCGCTGTCCAGCGCGGCCAGTTCGCCCAGCAACTGCCCGGCGGTGGTGAACAGGGCCGTGTGCCCGGCCAGCACCGCCTGGTAGCCGATGTTGCAGGCACACATGGACTTGCCCACCCCGTTGGGGCCGACCAGGACGACGTTGCTGGCGTCCTTGACGAAGTCCAGCGTCATCAGTTCTTCGACGGCACCGCGGTCGATCTGCCTGGGCCAGGTCCAGTCGAAGTCGGCCAGCGGCTTGAAGCGCCCGATGTGGGCCTCGCGCAGGCGGCGCTCCAGGCTGCGGCGGCTGCGTTCGGCCGCCTCCCAGGTGAGCATCTGCGCCACCCAGTGGGCCTGCTCGGGCTGCGCCATCACCTCGGCCCAGTGCTCGATCAGGCCATGCAGGCGAAGTGCGGCGGCCTGCTCGCGCAGCGCGGTGGGTGTGGCGATGTCATTCATCGGGGCTCTCCGGTGGATCCTGGGGATGGTCGGGTTGCTGGTCGGGCTGGCGGTCGGGCTTGCGGTCATAGGACCGCAGGTCATGGGTACGCACCGGTGCGTCGCGCTTGGCCACGTGCTCGGGCAGCACCAGCGCCACGGGCGGCGGCTCGCCGCTGGCCGCGCGCGCACGCTCCAACGCCAGCCGCACGGCGTTGGGGTGAGCCACGTCGCGCGCCAGTGCCTCGGCGATGGCCGCCTGCAGTGCGGCAGCACCCCAGCGCTCGAGCAGTCGCATCAGGGTGGCGGTGATCGAGCCCAGGTTCTCGCCGCGCGCGCCGGCGCGCTGGAGCAGCTGTGCGCTGGCCGGCGCGGCCTGGGCCAGGCGGTCACAGGCGCGGTGGGCTCTGCCGGCACGCTTGGCATCGAGCAGGCGCTGCACATGGGCGTCATCCTCGATCTGCGCGTGGCTGTCCCAGCAGCGCTGGTGGCGGGCCAGTTCGGCGGCGCCGTCGAGCACGCGCACCCACTGCTCGTCGGCCAGCACCGTCAGCGTGCGCCGCACATGGGTGTGCGGCACCGAGTAGTCGTTGGTGTCGAAGCGCACGTAGGGGGTCTTGCCGACCTTCACGGCCACGCGCTCGCCCAGTGCGAAGGCCGTCTCGGGCAGCGCCATCAAGCTGCGACCCTCGGCCTCGAAGGCCTGGCGCACGCTCAGGGCACCGACCTCGGGCCAACGCCGGTCGGCGGCCACGCCCAGGCACCAGGCCCGTGCCTGCGCTTTGAGGTCGGGCAAGTCGGTGAACGCGCGCCCGGCGAAGAAGCTGTCGCGGATGAACCGGATGGCGCGTTCCACCCGGCCCTTCTCATTGCCGCGGGCAACTGCCACAGGGCGTGGCTCGAAGCGGTAGTGCGCCGCCAGCGCGAGCAGCTCCGGGTTGAAGCGGATCGCCTCCCCAACACGCTCGAGCACCGCGCTCTTCAAGTTGTCGTACAGGGCGACCCGGGGGCAGCCGTTGAAGGCGATGAAGGCCTCGACATGGCCGCGCAGGAAGCTGTCCATGCGGGCGTCCAGGAAGAAGCGCAGGAAGATCATCCGGCTGTGGCTGAGCACCATGACGAAGGCCATCAACGGGCGCCGAGCGCGGCCGATCTGCAGGTGGGCGAAGTGGGCCCAATCGACCTGCGCCTGTTCACCGGGCAGCGTGCGCAGGCGCAGGTAGGCCTGGGCAGGCGGGCGCGGGCGCAGCTCGGCGATGAGGTGGCGGAAGTGCGAGTCGCAGCCCACGTAGCCGCGCTCGCCGACCATGGCATACAGCCGCGCCGCGGTGAGCGTGGGGAACTTGTCCAGCGTCGCGAGGATGAAGGGCCGGTACGCATCGATGCGGCTGGGCCGCAGCGGTGATGGCGGCACGGCTTGGCCGCTCTGCGCAAGCACGCGGCGCACGGTGTCGCGGTGCACATGCAGCTGCCGGGCGATGGTGCCGACCCGCCACTTCTCTGCCGCATGCAGACGCAGGATCTGCGCAACCAGGTCAGGGGCTATGGTCATGGTGCCACCGTGGACGCACCGGGCGCAGACCATGGCGCAGGAAGCCCTGGCGCACCCAGCCGGGCTGCGGCCTGGCACAGCGCCGGCACCGCCAGGGCGTGGTGGCGGTGATCATTGTGGTGGTGGTCGCCACGGTCATCGGGGTGGTGGCCGCCGAGTCTGCAGGCTCGGGCGCCGAGGTGGTGTGGTGTGTCCATGCGGCCAGTGGAGCCGCAGCCACCCCAGGCGGGCAACCCTGGTGCGTCACGTTCTGCTGCAGGCCAGCACCACCACCACCGCCGTCGCCACCATCATTGCGCGCGCGGCACCGTTGGCGCCAGCGCCGCGACCGCTCGGCGTGGGCAAGCCGGCCCCGCCGAGACCGTTGGTAGCGGCGTGCGCTCTCGCGCCGAGCCGCGTCGTGCGCCAGGCGACGGCAGTGCCGGCCACAGTAGCGGTTGCCGCGATCGCAGTGGCTGCACAGTACGACCTGCACACGGCAACGCGCACACAGGAACAGCCTGCCTGGACCATCCATGCCCACCTCGGTCGATGACCGAAGCTTCAGTGCTGGACGGACGCGTCCCAGCAGTGCCACACTGAAGTGGCACCACCTTCATCGGCACGGTGTAGGGCGCGGTACGGTTGTCAGGCTTCCCGGCGAGATTGGCCGTTGCCGCGCCCACCTTCTTCGGCATGAGCGCTGTTGTATCCCGAGCGCCGCCCCGTACGACCGGCGTACCGCCGAAGTCACGCCGTCACCCTGATCCGCGTCGACCGCGATGGCATTGCGCCTACGCCATCGGCTGCGCCTGCCCGGCCGCCCTGCAGGGCGGCCGGGCAGGCGCAATCCCTCCAACTCCCCAATCGATCAGATCACGAGCTAAAGATCAAACCCGCCACCTCACCGGCGAATAGACGCGGTTCCTGACCGGCGTTCACACCTATGCGAGCGCGTCTGGGCATGCATACCTCCCGCTCACGCCGCCGTCGGCGATTTCAGGAGAATAGTTGAATCGCGCCCCTCGTTACAACTTCTCTTGTCGCGCACGCCCTCAGTAACCCATCTGCGCTGCCGGCGCAGCCCAGGAAGATGATCCGGCCGGTGAGTTACAACTTCTCTTGTGTGAGCGGGCAGGGCGCAGGCAGCAGCTTCAGATCAGGGCCTGCGCCTGGCGCAGGTGCGCCGCGCTCGCCGGAAGTCCCGAGCGCTCCAGCGTTGCGATGAGCTCGGCCGCCGTCTGCGGCGGGCGGTTCAGGCGTGCGCGCATCTTCTTGACAGCCGCCAGCGCCTCGAAGGGGCGGAGCTCGAGTTGGTTCAGCACGAAATCGTCCGGGTGGATGGCTTCGATCTGATGCGGATCGAGGGCATCCGCCGGGAAGTCCTTCAGGTTGAAGGTGACGATCGCGTCAGCGTGACCGGCGATGGCGGCAGCCAGCACATGGCGGTCATCGGGGTCCGGCAGGTCCAGGCCAGCGATCAGTCCTTCATAGTTCTCAACGAGGCAGTCCGGCACCGAACGGTTCATCAGCTCGACCAGCGCGCTGAGCCGCGGCTCTAGCTCCGGCCTGTTGCCGATCAGGTTCCGAGCCCATTCCTCGTGAATCCGGGCCGTCCATCGGGCGTGGTACAGGCCCTCGATCGCCAGGCTCAGCAGCAGGTCGCGCAGCGGCGCCGGGTAGAGCGTGTTCGCGTCCAGGATTGCCGTGTACTGCGACGAGCCGGCCATCAGTAGCCCAGGCTCAGATCCTGGGACAGGTCAGATAGCTTCTGCAGCGCCTCTTCGGACTGCGCGCGCTGCGCCGCTTGGTAGCGCCGCAGTTCTTCGAACTCGATCCGCCGGTGCCGGCCCACCTTGCGGCACTTCAACCGCCCGGCCTCGATTTCCTTGATCACGAAGGGCCGCGACACATTGAGCAGCGCTGCAGCGTCCTGCGTGGTCAGCTCATGGTTCTGCGGCACCAGCATCACCGGACGGCGTTGCGCCATCATGCCCAGCATCTCGGCGAAGAAGCGCAGCGCCTGCGGCGGCAGTTCCAGGACCGGCGCGTCGGCGATCTCGCCCTTCTCGTCGACGAGGGCGATGCGCTGCGCGCGCGAGTGGTCCAGCGCGGCCATCAGGCAGCGCTGGGCAACCTTGGCCATCTCGGCCTCCCGTTCAGAGGCCGGGGGTTCGAGCAGGTCAGGCGTCGACATCGTGTCTCCAAAGCGATGGGTCGGACCAGTGCCGACAGGCCTCTACTCTACGCCCTATTCGAATTATTCGCAGCGTTCGAAGCCAACGAACACCGGGGGTGCCTGGCCGGAGTGTGAACCGGTGTTCAGGCGGTGATTCGGCATTGGCAGTCCCTTGTCTCAGCGAGAAAGCACTCGGCGCGGCAGCGGGCTGGAGCGGCATCTGGTGTCCACGCGGTTCCCACGAATTTCCGCGCTATCAACGCGTTTCGCTATCACGTCACGATCCTGTGGATTCGCGCGCTTCGGCGCCGCAGTCAAAAGTCCACATTGACATGGGAACGCATGCTTCAGATCGCAGCCGCCTGGCTCCCCGCCGCCAAGTTCCTCCATCCATGGCCCAACCAGCGCTTTGTCGTCAACCACCCGAGGTAGGAGCCGTATGCGGGAATCCTGCACGTACGGATCTGTGCGGGGGGCGATCAGCAATGGTCGTTCCTACCGCGATTGGGTGCTGGGGCCCATGCGCGAGAGCCTGTGCCTGATGGGGAGTGAGATAACCCAGGAGGGCCTGCTGCGATAAACCCGGGATTCGGCGGGATCAGGCGGGATCCTGGGGGCCGGGTCTGCAAAGCCTTTGCCCAGGGCGCAAATTTTGGCCGCAAGGTTGAAAAGCGGTGGCGCAGCGCTTCGCCGACCGGGCGGTCGCGTGTCATTGGCGGAGCGTTTCGGCCAAGGCGGTCTTGCCAGTTGCCACGGCAACTAGGCACTGCGCGCGCGGGGGCTTGCGCAGCGGACTGCCGGGATCGCGCCCGACCGCCTCGCTTGCCCATTCGTGCGCGGGGAGCCGACGCCCTCCAAAAGCGGCGTTGACGCCGCATTTTCCTCGCGCCCGCGCGCGCAGGTAGCCGACCGACCGACGGCGTGATGACGATCGTGCGCACGGCTCGCACACTCGCGCGCAGGGAGCCGACTGGCAACGGGCGATACCCGGGTAGTCGGTCACGCTCGCGCCCGCGCGCGCAGGGAGCCGACTTCGCGGGGCTTGTGGGGCAGGCGAAATCGGCGCTCGCGCCCGCGCGCGCAGGGAGCCGACCTGGGTGCAACCCAAAACACTGCAGGAGGAGGGCTCGCGCCCGCGCGCGCAGGGAGCCGACCGGCCATTGCCCACGCCCCAGGTGGCGTCGCCGCTCGCGCCCGCGCGCGCAGGGAGCCGACCACCTCTTCGACGGCGGTCTTGTCCTGGCGCAGTTCGCGCACTGCGGAGCGCAGTTCCTTGACGGACATGGTGGCCACGTCGTCGAGTGACAGTTCACCGGTCTGGCCGAGGGTCAGCAGGTCGTCGACCTGGTCGTCGTCGAGCACCACCAGTTCGGCAAGTTTCTTGACGCCCACCGACTCCAAATGCGAACTCGAGTTCGCATTTGCAAAGCGGCGCGTGACTTTCATGTATTGCTGCGCGACGCGCGGCTCCAGGCCCAAGCGCTCAAGCGTCGGCAGGAACTGCCCATGCGGGCACGCCTCACGCAGCAGCAGCAGATACCCGCCCAGCTCGAAGATGCCCATGCCAATGCGGCGGATAGCCTCGCGGGCGCTGTTCTCCAACACATCGGGCGCGGTGCTGCCCTCATAACGCAGCTGGCGCGCCAGGCTGGCCACCTTGGCAGCCTGCTCAGACACCACCAGGTCGGTGGCTGCCGCGCCCTGGCGCACCACCGCCAACGCCTGCGCGATCTTCTCGGTGTCGGCCCGGTCTGCGGGAATGGCCGGGTCGGCCTTCTTGGCTCGCGCCCGCGCGCGCAGGGAGCCGACCGATCTGACAGCACGGCATCACGTCCCAGTGATCTCGCGCCCGCGCGCGCAGGGAGCCGACGCAGCCATCAGCAGCGCACGTTGCTCCCGCTCGCTCGCGCCCGCGCGCGCAGGGAGCCGACCCAGCGGGCTTGTAGGGGTCGCGGCCGCCATTGCTCGCGCCCGCGCGCGCAGGAGGCCGACCATCGCCAAATGCGACGACGTCGTCGCATTTGGACTCGCGCCCACCCGCGCAGGGAGCCGACGACACCAAATGCGACGACGTCGTCGCATTTGACTCACGCCTGCGTGCACCGGGCGCAGGCTGTCCCTTGCCCTCCGCCAAAAGCGGGAACGTCCCCGCATTTGCCCCCGCTGACAACCCACCGTCCGGCTCACCCTGGCGACGGATGCCCACCCAGCCGGCCGGCATGATGATGGCGTTGTTCACGGTCAGCCATCGCCTGCCAGATGCCGCGCCAGCCTGGCGGCACTGACGGCGCTTGCCGCGCCGTGGCCGTTTGAACGATACTGCGGGTTCGCCCGGAAGGGCGGACGGGCTTGGTCGCCCGGTGATAGGCGCAACAGCCGCGCCGCCAACACGTCGCGGCTTTTTGTTGCGCAGCATGGTTCGCTCCTATGGCGGGCCGTGTGGGGACATCCGCAAGGATGTGCCGGTCCTATCCCGGTCGACCAACCCCGCACGGTCTGCCACCCTCTCTTGGTCGGGAGGTTGGCAGGTACACCACCTGTCGATAGGAGCCATCCCATGGCTGACACCCGCAAGTCCGGCAAGGTCGCCGGCAAGTCCCCCCGCCTCGCCCAGTTGAAGAAGCCCGCTGCGCAGCGCACGCCTGCCGCAGCCAGCCACGAAGTGGCACTCGACGGCCCCTCGCAATGGAGCGCGGCCACTGGCACGCCGGTGGCCGACATGCGTGCCGCGGCTGAAGTCATCCGCCGCGCCACAGGCGAGCGGCCCAACCGCCTGGTGCTGCGGGCCGATGCCTTGGAGGCCCTGCGCCACAACACCGAGGTGCGCAACTACGCCGCCGGTGTTGAGCCCGGCCCGGCCGGGCTGCAGCTGCTGCAGGTGGTGCTGAACGTGGCCGAGATCGAGGTGAACGACAAGGGCGGCAACACCGCGTTGCTGACCTGCACACCACGGCAGCTGCAGGCAGGTGGCAGCGCGACGGCGCTGCACAGCTTCAAGTTCACCAACGTGGTGGCCGAGCACACCGGCGCGCAAGCCACGGCGCGCAAGCCGCGCCAGCAGGCCGCCGCGGCGCCGCACGCCCGCTGCAACGCGCCCGACGGCCTGGAAGAGTCAGGCCTGCAGCTAAAGGCCGTTGTGCAGCCCGTGAAGATGCGCACCTACAGCGCGATCGAGTGGCTACGCCTGCTGCCGGCGGTGGAGCCGATGGTCAGCGCGATGGCTGCTGTCATTGCTGCCGGGCGTGAGCCGAGTTATGAAGAGGCGCTGACCTGCATGGTGGCGCAGGGTGACCTGACATCGCTTCTGGTGGCTGACGCGGCCGACCTGACGGCTGCCACCGTGAGGGCGCTGTGCCCGAACGATTGCGAGCTGCTGCTGATGACCTGGTGGGGTGCCAACGGCCGGTATCTGGTGCGGCGGGCAATGAACCGGGTCGACGTTCGGCGTGCAGAGCTGCGGCCTGCGGAGGCAGCATGAGCCCCGACGCCGCCCGGTTGCTCTGGGCTCATCAGCAACTGCGGAACCTGCACAGCGTGCTGGCGAGCTGGCCCGACCTTGACCCCGCCACCAAGACCCGCGCACGGTTGCGTCGCATCCGATCGAACATCAGCCGGTTGGACTTCGTGGTTTGCTTCCTGGCCGAGCAGCTGATTGCCGAGACCTGCCGCACCTGGAAACGGCCCCTGCCCGGCGTTGACCAGGTGGTCGCGTCCAGGGGTGGCTGCCCGGCGCAGCCGAGCCTGGCCGCACAGGTCAGCCAGTGGCCAACAAGCGTGAGCTGAGCCATGCCACGCGGCCCGGCCTTCACCCATCGCCTGGTGCAGATCGCCGAGGCGGCGGCACAGGCAGGCCATGGCCGCAAGGGCGCGGTGTACGCCGCTGCCTGTGATGAGCTGGGCATCAGCCGCGCCACGCTGCTGCGGGCGCTGCGCGAGGTGTGCGACAAGCCCGCCCGCAAGCGCCGCGCCGATGCCGGTGTGCTGGCGCTGCGGCGCAGCGAGGCCGAGCTGATCGCCACGGTGTTGGTGGAAAGCCTGCGCAAGAACGGCAAGCGCCTGATGTCCATCGGCCAGGCGGTGGCCACGCTGCGGGCAAACGGCCTGGTGCAGGCTGAGCAGGTGGGCGCCGATGGCGTGGCCAGGCCGCTGGCCGACAGCACCATTGCCCGCGCCCTGCGGCACTACTGCCTGCACCCTGACCAACTGCTGCAGCCTGCGCCCGCGGTGCGGCTGCGCAGCCTGCACCCGAACCATGTGTGGCAGATCGACGCTAGCTTGTGCGTGCTGTACTACTTGCACGCCAGCGCGCCCGAAGAGGCGGGCCTGCAGGTGATGGACGCCCGCAAGTTCTACAAGAACAAGCCCGCCAACCTCAAGCGCATCGAGAGCGAGCGCGTGTGGTCCTACGAAGTGACGGACCATTTCAGCGGCAGCATCTTCTGCACCTACGTGCTGGGCGCCGAGAGTGGCCTGAACCTGGCCGAGTGCTTTCTGCAGTGCATTCAGCCGCGCATGGTCGACGGTCAGCCTGAGCCAATGCACGGGGTGCCGCTGGTGGTGATGATGGACATGGGAAGCGCGATGACGGGCGCCTTGTTCAAGAACCTGGCACGTCGGCTGAGCGTGCAGCTGATCCCGCACAAGGCGCGCAATGCCCGTGCGACGGGCCAAGTCGAGCAGGCACGCGACATCATCGAATGCAGCTTCGAGAGTGCGCTGCGCTTTCAGCCGGTGCACGACCTGGCCGCGCTGAACGACGCCGCCCGCGCCTGGGCGCGGTGGTTCGGCGCCACCCAGGTGCACCAGCGCCACGGCATGCCGCGGCACGCCGCGTGGCAGACCATCACGGCCGAGCAGCTGCGCCTGGCGCCACCGCCCGCGCTGTGCCGCGAGCTGCTGACGCACGCGCCGGAGCGGCGCAAGGTGAACGACTTCCTGGAGGTCGAGTTCAAGGGGCACGGACGCTTCAGCGTGCGCGATGTGCCGCGTGTGTACGTGGGTGAGTGGCTGCACATCACCTACAACCCGTATGACCTGGTGAACGGCCGGTTGCAAAGCGCGATGGTGGTGGAGACCGACACCGAGGGCCGCGAAGTGCTGCGCCGCATCCCGAGCGTGGAGCGCACCGCGGGCGGCTTTGCGGCAACGGCCAACGTGATCGGGCAGAACTGGACGCCCGCACCAACCACGGTGGCAGACACAAACCGCCAGCGCATCGAGCGGCTGGCGATGGACGCGGCCAGTGATGCCGAGGCGCAGGCCAGGCGCAAGGCCAAGGCCCTGCCACTGGGCGGCAAGCTTGACCCGTTCAAGCACCAGGCGGCAGCCGCATCGGTCACCTGGCTTCCCAAGCGTGGCGTGGCGCTGGTGCCGGCGGTGGTTGTGGCCGACAGCGGGGAGCGGATCTACACGCTGTTCCAGGCCGCCAGCGAGCTGGTGCGGCGCGGGCTGGTGATGGACCCCGAGCGCAATGCGCTGGTGGCGCAGTGGCACCCCGATGGCGTGCCTGAGGGTGCCTTCGACGAGCTGGTGCGGCGGCTGACCCAGCGTGCCGGCCTGCGCGTTGTCGGCCCCCATTCGAACGACCCCGAAGGAGATGCACATGTTGCTTGAGAACGTGGCCCTGACACCCGAGGCGATGCGCCACTTTCGGCTGAGCCGAAGCCCCTTCGTCGACGACGTGGTTTGCCGCGAAGACGTGTTCAACAGCCCGGACAGCCGGTATGTGCGCAACGCGCTGATGCAGGCTGCCGTGCACCAAGGATTCGTGGCTGTGATCGGCGAGAGCGGGTCGGGCAAGACGACGCTCAGAGAAGACCTTGAGGAGCGCATCCGCGACGAAGAGCTGCCGGTGAAGGTGGTCAAGCCCTATGTGCTGGCGATGGAGCCCACAGAGACACGCGGCACGATGATGAAGAGCGGAAACATTGCCGAGGCGATCGCCCGCACGCTGGCGCCTGGCCTGCGCTTGCCCAGCAACCCCGAGACGTGCCTGCACCAGGTCCATGAACTGATGCGTGACAGCTGCCGCGCCGGCCGCAGTCACCTACTGCTGATCGAAGAGGCCCACCGCATGCCCGCGGCCACCTTGAAGCACTTGAAGGGGTGGATGGAGCTGAAGGACGGGTTGCGCAGGCTGCTGGGCGTGTGCCTGATCGGCCAGCCCGAACTGGCCGATCTGCTGAGTGAACACAACGTGGAAGTGCGCGAGATCGTGCAGCGTTGCGAGAAGGTGACGCTCGGCCCGCTTGGTGACCAGTTGGAAGCCTATGTTCGGCACAAGCTGCACCGGGTAGGTGCGAGTCCTGAGCAAGTTCTGGCACCTGACGCCTATGACGCGGTGCGCGCGCGGCTGACCTATGTTCCGCGTGACGGCAAGGCGAGAGACGCACAGAGCATCTGCTACCCGCTGGCGGTCAACAACCTTCTTGCGCGGGCCATGGTGGCTGCGGCGCGCAACGGCTGGCCACTGGTGGACAGGGCCGCGGTGTTGGGCTGCTGAGCGGTGGCTTCAGCAGCATGGTCGGCCGCCTGGCGGCCTTGACCTGAAGAGTCGACGATGACAGTGACGAAGCGGGCCGGCGCCGCCCAAGAGGCTGGCCACCAGCGAAGCGATGGAGAAGAGATGAGGCCACTTGAACAGAAACTGACGGAGATCGCCGCAGGCATCAACGCGATGCAGGAGCGGCAGGCGCTGCTGACTGGCAACGAAGCGCGCATGCTGGGTGCCGAGCTTCACGCGCTGCGCGAGAGCCTGGGCGCTGATTGCCTGGAGCGCGCGCTGCGCAATCTGCTGGCACTGCCGCGGCAAGCGACCCGATTGCTGTTGATCGCCCAGGTGATGCAGACCGCAGCAGGCGTGGCAGTGCTGGGCGAGACGGTCGGTCTCTCCAAGCTGGCCGCGCTGGCGAACCTGGACGAGTCGGAACTGCAGGTGCTGGCCGCCGGCCAATGCTTGCGCGGGCTGAGCCTGGCCGATCTGCGCGCCATGTCGCCCCGCCAGCTGGGCAACGCACTGGCGACGGTAACCGCTGATGAGCGGACGCTGCTCGTGCGCTACCGTCGGTGCACTGAACAGGCCAAGCGCCATGTGCAGCAGGCCGCGCAACTTCTGGCCGAGCAGCGCTGAGCAGGGGCACGCCAATGAGCAGCATCGGCAACAAGCGAGCAGCAGGCAGCGCGCCCGCGGGTGAAAAGCGATCACGGGCGCAGGCTTGGATGGTGATCTGCGCGGCCTTCACCGGCGCGGCCTGCGCTGAACTGCTGGCAACCGACCAGGCTGACGAGGCAATGGCCGCGTGCGAGGGCAACGCTCAGGCGCTCGCTCTGTACCTGAAGGCCGCCGAGCAGCTTGAGCAGCGAGTGCGTGCTGGCGACAGTTTGATGGCGGCAGTAGAGACGATGGTGCAGGAGGGCTGGCCGGCAAAACTGGGCGTTGCAGTTTGCGCCGGGCTGCACTGATTGGCGCCATCTTCTTGCCTGCCCGCGATGCCCTGCGCCGGCCCGCAATGCCGTTCCAAATCGTTCCAATTGCGCCGGCAAGGGGGTAGTGGCCCGGCGGGCTGCTGGCGCCCCTGCGGCCCTGCCTGATCCAGATAGCCAGCTCAGGCTTGAAAAGGGTGCGGCGGAAGGGTCACTGAAGCGCTCTGAGCGCCTGGGGCGGACCACCCGGCTCGGCTTGCCTGGACGGGAACCCGGTTGTCACCGCGTCGTTCCCGTCCGGCGCCGACAGATGCGACCACCGGCGCAACTGGCCACGACATCCCGTCGTTGCACTGTCAGTTTGACAGGGCGTTCCGCCCCGTTAGAAGTCAAGTGACTTTCATTATGCAGGTGGGGTGCCGGTCAGAAAAAATCGGTGTGCAAACACGGCTTCTTAGCACCGATGACCACTCCACCCCAGTTCGTGCCTGTCGACATTTCAAGGATGTCGGTGGAGCAACTGAGTCCGCTGCAACTCGCGATGCCTGAGCAGTTCGTAGAACGGCTGAGCGACATGGCCTTGTCAATGTATGCGGTTCTCGTTGACGGCGAGAAGGGAAAGTCGGTTGATGAGATGGGCGCCGCAGCGAGGCTGGCCATCAGGTTGGTGGTGCAGTTGTGCCAGGACTTCGGTGGCCGCTCCTTCTACATGCACAAGTCGCCCTTGGCCGCCGTCTATGCCCAGGCTGCTCGAGACAAGGCCATCGCAGACGCATTCAATGGCAGGAACATCCTCGACCTGGCGCGGCAGCATGGCCTGACCGAAATGCGGATCAGGCAGATCGTCAATCAGCAGCATCAGCGGGAGAAGAGCGTCAAGTTGAGCCCGCAGCAGATCGCGGAGCGCAACAAGGCCATCGTGGCCAAGTTCAACGGTCGCAACCACAAGGCGCTTGCCAGCCAGGCGGGCCTATCGGTGCAACAGATCAGAAAGATCGTCGCGGACAGTAAGTCCGACACCAACCAATCGACAGCGGCGTTCAACACCTATTGGCGATAGACGGCAGCCGCTGCGACGCCGCCACCTCAACCACCAGCGAACAAACACATGAACATGCAACAGCAAAACGTCACCATCGAGAAGAGCCCGGAACTCGAACGCCTGCTTGACGTGCAGAGTCGCTTGTCCAAGGTCAGAGACACGCAGGCCGATCTGGACAGGCGCATTCACGAGACGCAGGCGCAGGTCGACAAGCTGAAGGCGGGCCTTCCCGATGTGGAAGCGCTGCAGAGCGTTCGGCGTCGAGTCGCCAGCCTGGTGGCCACTGGTGATGCAACCGAAGGCGAGTTGCTGCAACACGAGCAAGCCGTGGAGACGGCGAAGTTCGAGGCCGCGGGGATCGTCCAGCAGATCGAAGTGAAGAACGATCTGCTGGCGGGCTTCCAGCAGCGGCAAGAGGAGCAAGCGAACGCCAAAGCCGCGCTGCAGGCCGAGTGGAGAACCGCACTGCTGGCCCTTCTGATGGCGCACGCGGACCAGATCGGCGCTGCCTACGTGAGCGCCGCAGCACAACTGGATCTGCTCTACCGGCGGCTGACGGCCCTGAGCGCGCAGGTCGGCAACATGACTGGCCATCGCGGCTTTCGCTGCCTCGGCCCCATCAGTGTGCCGTCTTTCAGCCTGCCGGTGATCGAGCAGAACAGGTCGCCCATTCCGCCTTATCAGCTCGTTGACTATTCAACGCGGCAGCACAACCCGATCGGGCAGTGGGAGAACGATCTGAACGTGGCGCTGCGCGCAGCCGGCGTCCAGATCGACTGATCCGTTCAATCAACGAAAGGCCATCGTGGCACGCGAATTTCCGACTGATGCTGAGCTGCACAAGGCAGCCACCGAACTGGTGAACCGGGAGCACTGCGACTACATCGTGGCGCTTCAGGCCGTGATCGGTCTCGCCAATGCCAGCCGCAAGCCAGTAGGGGCTGCCTACGCGATGCTGGAAAAGGACGGTGAGCTTGACCAGCTGATCAATGCGTACTGGCAGACCTTTGGCGGCAACTACCTGACGGCGCTGGAAGCGGTCAGCGCCTTGGCGGCAAGCAAGGGTGTGTCAATCTTGGACGCAGCTCAAGCGGCGCTGAAAGACTCGAAACTCTACGAGCAGGCGCAGGCCTTCGTCGCTCAACACGGTGGGGGCATCGATTCGGCGATGAAGGTTCTGGCTGACATTGCGAAGCTGAAGAAGAAATAGATGTCCTTCGTCGACTTCGCGCGATCCATCGTCGCTGGCATTGCTTCGGACTCTGCGCCCGCCGGGCGTGCCGCACCCCCTGGCGGCCAGGTCAACTTCGCCGAGCCCTGGGGGCGCGTGTCGACAGACCGAACGTCTGGTGGGGCGTCCCATGCATCAGCAGCTGACCTGGAACTCCACAGGCGTGCGATGTGCATGGTCAATCAGCGGGGACTGACCTACGTTGATGCCTTGCAGGCGTGTCACGTCGTCGACGTGCGCTTCGCGGAGGCGGAATCGAAGTCGACAGCGCTGGTGGATGCGGCGCGAGTCATTCTGCGGGTCGGCACACGCACATCCGACGATGGCCAGAGTGTCGCCTTCTCCAGGAGCGACCTGATGGCCACAGCTGCGGCCTACAACCCGAGCCAGCGCGAGGCGCCGCTGACTCTGGGCAAGCCGGCCCACGATGCACCAGCTTTCGGGTGGGTTCGTGGCTTGGAGGTCACAGCCGCCGGCGAACTGGTGATGACCGTCAGCGATGTCCACCCGGAGTTCGCCAGCTTGGTCAACGATCGGCGATTCACCGAACGCGCCGTAGTCTTCTACAACCCGCGTCATCCCAGCAACCCAAGCCCGGGTGTCTGGTATCTGAGGAACATCTCGTACTTGGGTGCAAAGAAGTCGATTCACGTTCCTGGGCTGAAGCATGCATAGCGCGACCGATGGTGCGCAGTACAACTGGTGCCCGGCGCCTTTCGAGATACCGTTGCCGGACGGGCGCAAGGTGCTGGTGGCCGCTCACTCGGCCCAGAGGTGGCAAGAGCTTGAGCCGGCGCTGATGCCCTTCATCCTGAGCTTCGCCGAGCTGTTCGATGCCGGGCATCCGATCATCCAGGCAGACGCGTTGAACCGCATGGCACTGCATCTTGCCGCTGTGCTGCCTTGCGTGCTGGAAGCGTCTGGCCTGGACCTGGCTGGGCTTGAAGAGTTGGGCACGGATCTGGCCGTCGCCATGCTGTGTGCATGGTGGGCAACCAACGGGGCCTTCCATGTCTGTCGCATCCACTACATGCGGGCGATGAACCCAGGGACAGGAACGCATGACTGACGGTCAACGGCTCAGCGTCGGGCTTCAGCTGCGCACCGACTTCGCACGCGCCCTGCGCGATCTGGGCGACGTCACCGACCGACTGCAGCAGTTGGAGAAGGCCACCAAGGGGCTGGACGGTTCCGGCGAACTGGACAAGCTGTCCAAGGGCGCGGCGACAGCGGAACGAGCGGTCGACAGATTGGCCACCGCGGTGAAAGCGGCATCGGACGTACGCAAGGCGGAATCACCGCTGATCGGCGCGCTTCGCGAGCAGATCGCGCTCTACGGCAAGAGCACTGAGGAGGTGCTGCGCTACCGCGCTGCACAGGCCGGCGTGGGGGCCGAGGCGGCACCGCTGATCCTGCAACTGCAGAACCAGCGTGCGGCCCAGCAGCTGGCAGCCCAGGCGGCCCAGGAGGAAGCCAACGCCCAGCGTGCCGCAGTGCAGGCCAAGCAGCAAGCCGCCGCGGCGCAGCAGGGCTTCATTGCCGGCCTGCGCGAACAGGTGGCGCTGCAGGGCAAGAGCCAGGCCGACGTGCTGCGCTACCGCGCCGGCACGCTGGGCGTTGGCAAGGAAGCCGAGCAGTACATCGCCGCGATCGAAAAGTTCGACGCTGCCAGCAAGAAGGGCGCGGCGGGGATGAACCGCTTTGGCGTGTCCACAGGCCAGACCGCCGCGGCGCTGCGTCAACTGCCGATGCAGCTGACAGACATCGGCACCCAGTTGGCGGGTGGCCAGTCGCCGCTGCTGGTGATGGTGCAGCAGGGCGGCCAAATCAAGGACTCTTTCGGCGGATTGAAGCCGGCGCTGGCTGCGCTGGCCACCTATGTGACGCCGGTGGCCGTGGCAGTGACCGGCCTGGCGGCGGGCATCGGTGCGCTGGCATTGGCCTACACCGCCGGTCAGTCCGACCTGAAGGCATACAACATCGCCGTGCAGTCAACCGGCAACTTCGCGGGGGTGACGCGCGGCCAGATTGAGCAGATGGCCCAGCAGGCAGCGGCCACCACCGGCATCAGCCGTGGCGCCGCGCGCGATGTTGCGACCGCGATGGTGCAGAGCGGGCAGATCGGCAGCGGGGCCATCGCCAACCTTGTGAGCAGCGTGCAGGGCTTCGCGGCCGTCACGGGCCGAAGCACTGACGATGCCGGCCGTGCGCTGACCGACATGTTCAAGAAGCCAGGCGAGGCGGCGGAGACGCTGAACCGGCAGTTCCACTTCCTGTCGGCTGAGCAAATGCGGTACATCCGCCAGCTAGAGGAACAGGGCCGCACCGAACAGGCGCAGCTTGAGCTGAGCAGGCGGTTTGCTGATCACATTGGCGGCACGTTCGTGAACAACCTGGGCACGCTTGAGCGTGCCTGGCAGAAGGTCGGCAAAGCGGCGAAGGATGCCGTCGACGTCATCGCAGGCATCGGGCGCGGGTCAACGATCGAAGAGGACATCGGCAAGGCCCGTGCGGAGCTGCAGAAGCTTGAAGCCGGCTTCGGCAGCGCACTGCGCAGCGAGGCCGGGCAGCAGGCCGCGATCGTGGCCGCCCGTGAACGACTGCGGGCGTTGGAGTTGACGCGCAGCATGGAAAGCCGGACCGCGGCCGCCCAGGCCGAGGCCGCGCAGAACGAGCAGCGGCGAGCAGCCAATCAGAAGTACTACGACGAACAGCTGAAGAGCATGGCGTCGAACCGCAAGAAGCTGGCCGAAGAGAAGGAGAAGCTCGACCAGGCGCTGCAGCTTGGGGACATCGACCGGGGGCAGTACAGCGAGGTTCTCGCCGGCTTGCGCAAGCGGTATGCCGACCCCAAGGCGCCTGCCGACCCAGTGGCCACCGCGTTTGAATCACAACAGCTCTCGCTGACCCAGCAGCTGGCCGAGGCCAAGAACCGACTGGCGAACGAGGTTGCCGGCCTGACCGACCGCCAGGACGCCGCTACGGCCAAGCTCGAGGCCTGGCTGTCGACCAGCAAGGAGGCCAAGCAGCTGGACACCCAGCGCGTAGCTGCGTTGCGCAGCCTGGCCAGCGAGGTCGACGCCACAGCAAAAAAGACCGCCGCGATCGACGCGAGCAAGAAGCAGGCGGATCGCATCGCCAGCGGCCTGGCCGACGTGAATACACAGTTGCTGCGCGCCACCGGAAAGAGCGCCGACGCGGCTGCCGCCGAGATCGAACAGCGCTTTGCCAAGCTGCGCGCCGACCTGGTGGCCGCCGGCAACGGCGAGGGCCTGCTGAAGGTCGACCAGCTGATCAACGTGGAGAAGGCCAAGGCGCAGCTGGCCGACCTGCAGCAGCAGGTCGACCTGGTGCTGGGCGTCCAGAGCCGTGATGAGCAGACGCTGCAGGCGCAACAGCAGGCCGGCCTGGTCAGCGAGCTGCAGGCGCGCCAGCAGCTGCTGCAGCTGCACGCCAGCACGGCGCAGCAGATCGACGCGCTGCTGCCGCGCATGCGCGAGCTGGCCGCGATTACTGGCGATCCGCGACTGGCCGCCGGCGTGGCCGACCTGGCCACGCGAGTGACGGTGCTGAAGACCACCACAAACGAGCTGGAAACGGCCTTCACAGGTGCGTTCCAGGGCAGCTTCGCCAACGCGCTGCAGGGCCTGGCCAACGGCACAAAGAGCCTGGGCGAGGCCGCACGCGGCTTCCTGGTCGACTTGGCTGCCGGGCTGGCGCAGTGGGCGGCGCAGCAGCTGGCGATGAAGGCAACGGCCGGGCTGATGGAGATGTTCAACGGCGGTGCCCCCACGCGCGGCGCGGTAGCCGGCGCTGCGGCTACTTCCACGGCCATCACCAGCGCGTCTGCGATTGGGGCACAGCAGCTGGCCGGGGGGGTGGCGTCAGGTGCGGCACAAGGGGCGCTGGACTTCTCCAGCCGCCTGGCTGACGTGTTCTCTTCAGGCTCCCAGGTGCTGCAAAGTGGGCTGGCCTCTGCCTTCGATGCTGCATCGTCCCTGCTGGGGTCGATCCTCTCTAGCTTTGGCGGTGGCGGTGGCGGTGGTCTTGGCAGCCTGGCCTCGCAGTTGGCCGGCGGCCTGATCCCGCTGAGCAGCGGTGGCTACACCGGCCCCGGCGGCAAGTACGAGCCCGCAGGCATCGTGCACGCCGGGGAGTTCGTGCACCGGCAGGAGGTGGTGCGCCAGCCTGGCGCCCTGTCGTTCCTGGCCGACTTCAACCGCCGCGGCATGGCCGCGCTGACGGCCTGGCGCGGCAACGGCTACGCCAGCGGCGGCTTGGTGGTACCCGCCAGCGCCATGCCATCGGCCGCGGCCTACCAGCCCGTCGACGGCCGCAGCGGCAGCACCCAGGTCAACGTGCAGCAGCGCCTGCTGCCGGTGCTGGATGACGGCCTGATCGCCGATGCGCTGCGAGGCCCGAAGGGCGAAGAGCTGCTGGTGCTGCACATCGGCCGCAACCCGGCGAAGTTCCGCCAACTCCTGAAGGTCTGATCGCGACCTTGAAACTGAAAGGCAACGACTATGCTGGGCATCGATCAGATATTCGAGTTCTTCGCCATGTTTGAAAGTTGGATGGTGCTGGACGTAGACAACCACCGCACCTCGCCGACCTTCAAATGAGCACAGCTGGCATCCGCGCCAAGATCGACCTTGGCGAGATTCAGGATGGACTGGACGCGGTGGCAAGCCTCCTCGACGGTGCAGGCAAGACCTCGCTATTCAGGTCGCTGGCGCAAACGCTGGAATCCGAGACAGAGGCGAACTTCGAGGCCCAGGGACGTCCATCGTGGGCGCCCCTCTCTGCTGCAACCAAGGCAGAGCGCATGAAGCGCAATAAAGGCTCTTCGGTGCTGCAGATCCTGAAGGACGGGGGCATCCTCGCATCCAGCATCAGTTCGTATTTTGACGACGAAACCGTTGTCGTTGGGGCTGGCGGCGCGGCCAGGGCCTACGCGGCCATCCACCAATACGGTGGCACGATCGAAAGGCCTGCACAGAGCGTCAAGACGCGGCTGCGGACCGACCGGAAGGGCAACCTGCTACGGCAGAGTGCCGAAGGGCCTGGCAAGAACTTGGCGGTGTTCGCCAGGGACAAGCACAAGCAGGCCCGCGAGAGTTGGTCGACGGTCGACGCCTACAAGATCGACATCCCGGCGCGGCCGTATCTGCCGTTCTCCGGCCCGCCCGGAGGCGAGCAACTGCAGCCCGCTGCTGCGTCTTCCATCCTTCAGGTGTTTGAGCGGGCACTGCTTCGCAAGTTGGGCTGACCGTACGGGCCTTGCGACTTGCACGTTGGTGCATTTCGTTTCCCAACGTGCAACTTCGCAGCGTTCGATTTATTGCAGCGCGGTGCGGTCAAATATCGCGCGCGGCATCATGTGCCGCGCAGGCACGGCCGACGGCCCGGCGCCCCCCCCCCCCC